ATGAAGCCGGTCATGCGCGTGGCCTACATCACCGGCTGGCGCACGCAGTCAGAGATCCTAACTCGCCTAAAGAGCCACGTCGATCTTCAGGCCGGCTGGCTGCGGCTTGACCCAAACGAGACGAAAAACAAGCAGGGCCGGATGTTCCCGATCATACCTGAACTGCGCGCCGTACTTGAGGAAGTCCTGGCCGCGACCCGTCGTCAGGAGATGCGCGACGGTGTAATCATCCCCTACCTGTTCCATCGCCACGGCCATCGCATCCGCTCCTACCGGCGCTGTTGGGCGACGGCCTGTGAGAAGGCAGGACTGCCTGGGCGCCTCGTCCATGACTTTCGCCGCACTGCCGTCAGAAACCTGGAGCGCTCAGGAATATCACGTTCAGCCGCCATGAAAATGACCGGACACCTGACCGAGAGTGTATATCGTCGTTACGCAATTGTGGACGAGGTTATGCTCCGTGAGGCTGGAGAAAAGCTGAGTGCATTTCACAGAAGATGATTTGAATAGATTCCTATCTTGGATCACTTTCACTGAGGGTGGGTGTTGGACGTGGAAAGGCTCTTTGTCTGATGGGTATGGTAAGTTCATGGCAGGTAAGTCCAGAAGGAAAGCACATCAGTGGTCGCATATCATCTGGATTGGACCTGTAAGAAATGGGTTTGAGATAGACCACCTATGTACGAACAGAGCCTGCGTAAATCCAGATCACCTTGAAGCTGTAACTAAAGAAGAAAACATCAAGAGAAGCAGCCTTTCTGTCTACCACAAAGCCCGCCGCAGTACAACAACCTGCCTCAATGGGCATCCATTATCTGGCGAAAACTTATACATAAGACCAGAAAGAAGAAGCCGAGAGTGTAAGATCTGCCGAAATAATGCTTCTCTCAGATCTAAACAACGGCGAGCGGGCTTGAAACTCACAGCACTTAATGGTCGTATGTAGCCGTATGCCAAAGGATGTAGATGATCCACAGAGTCAGAGATCCCAATCCTTACAGTCGCTTTACTCCCGCTCAAGTACGTCTGTCACGGCTATCTTAGTCCAAGCTACGGGCACAGTTCAGACACAGTAAGCAGCGCCTTTTCAAACTTGGCTCGATACTCTGGATCGTCCTCGACGTAACGATGGTAACCGTGGAGATGGTACGCGACCGCTACGTCAGCATCGGACTTGTCACCAGGACGATTGCTGTAAAAATGTAGAAGCGCCCACTCGAAACACTGGTCCCATGTCGGATTTGTGCCACGCGAGATAGGGATATGCCACTGCTCATAGAACGTCGGATGCTGCTGGAAGCGTCCTGCCGCGCGTCCGTGGTCGCCTAGTGGAGCGTTGGGGTTATCATTTGATTCTACTAAAGCAATAGCCTGAATGAATTTGTCTGCGGGCGTCTTAATCATTGTGTTGCCTCAACAATATGTCGCGAAGCTGGCGGATGTCCGCGCGCATATCGGCCGTGTTGTTGCTGATGTTCTGGAGGGCAGTGGACAGCTCCGCGCGGTCGGCCTTGTTGTGGAACAGGTAGACCAGCGCAGCCGACAGTCCGCTGATGATGGTGCCTGCTGCCCATATGAACCAGTTGCTTACTATCATCGCGCCGGACGGGTCTGGTGGCACAGGGTTGGACATGGCTAGTTGATCCACAGCGTGCCACTCAAGGCACTGCCCGCTGCCGTGCTGTTGGTCGGGCCGGTGGTGTACGCTGCCGAGAGGCCAGTGCTGAACTGAACCAGCGCTATCTGCTGTGAAATGAAAGGCTCCACGTTGCTGGTGTCCGTCACGATTGCGATCTTGGGTGCCGTGCTGCCAAGCGTCACATTGGCTGCCGCCGCGTCGAAAAGTTGAAGAAAACATCCTGTAGTCGCCCCAGTGAATTTGTAGCCATACAAGAAATGCGGGAACCCGCTTGTTATAATGTCGGTGACGGTCCCTTGAATCCCTGAAAATCCTTTCGAGCTGCCAAGTACGGTCGGCGTAGATGAGGTGTTGGTCGGCAGGGTTGTGGCAGAAGTGTACCAGGCCACAGTCGCTGTGCCGCTGCTCCATGCCGTCGCCACCACCTGCACCAATGGTATTGGCTGGTCTGAGATGGCATATACGCCGTTGCTGGTGGTCACTGAGGCTCGTCCGGTGAAGAGACCACTGGACACTACTTGGGCCAACTGCGTGTACCAGGTATTGCCCCCGTCAAGGCTGAACTGAAAAGCCAGCGTCCCTGACCACGTGCCAGTGATGCTGAACAGGGTAGTGCCCTGATCGGTATTTGCGAATTGTACGGACGCGCCGTTGGAGGCTATCGTCCCTGTTCCCCCTGAGATGCCCATTTTAGGTGGCGCTCATAATCAGCTTCGTGCCGTCGCTGCTGACCTTCAGGTAGTTGTTAGCCACAAGGTCAGGCATCCTGACCGGACCGCTGATCGTCGTGGCAGGGTAGAGCTGAATCGAGCGGTTGAGCTGTTCCTGGAGCTGCTGCACCAGCATGGTGAGCTTGTCGAGGGCGAGCTGGAATTGCGACGCTGAGAAGGGCTGGCCGTCCGTCCAGGTGCCGGCCTGGGTTAGGGCCTTGGTCCGGTAGATGGTGATGACCGTACCGCTCGCAGGCGCCGAATTAAAAATTACCGTGTTGGCCGGCGACCCGCTGGGGCCATTGACCGTATAGCTGGAGGTAGACTGGACAACCTCACTGCCGCTCGCGCCGAAGTAGACCACTACATCAGTCGGGTTGATTACGACGCGGGCGTTGGCGTCGGTCAGTAGATTAAACGGGAAGCTGAAGTTGGTTGTGCTGCCGTCGCCGGTGTACTGGACCTTGACTGATGTGCTGGTTACGCTCATAGCTTATATTCTAGCACGTCTGTCTTATGGAGTGTTGAAGGAAACGCCTTTCTGGGCAATCTGGGCGCGGCGGCTGAACATCTTATTGAGAGACGGAATGATGGAGGGGTCTTCGACCGCCAGTCTGTCCTGAGCGGCCTTGTTGTGCGCCAGGTTGATTGCTTCGAGCGCCGTGCGCTTCTCACCGTCGCCCATCTGCTTATACCACTTCGAGTTGATTGCCTGTTGCATCTCTTCGTATTTGCCTTCACCTGCGAGCACTTGCAGGCGGTCATACTGTTTGTCGTTCAGGGTCAGGCCGGTTTTGGTGCTGGGTGGAGCAAAGGGACTTCCAGACTGGGGCTGCCCAAACATGGCGCGGCTGGGCTTGGCGAGGTTGGCACCAACTCGGTTTAGTTCAGCATAGACCGGATCGTGGTCCTCAATATTCTTGCCGTCCTCGAAGGGCGAAAGCAGGTTTTCCATCCGCATCATAAACCCAGGAGCGTCCTCCGGCTTGTAGCCGCCAGTAATATAGTGCGGCTCCCCGAAGGCGTTGCGGTCGGGTGGCAGGGTGCTCGACAGCCCTGGGATCTTTTCGCGCCACTCATCAAGGCCCTTCCTCAGCTCCCGCTGCGTTGGGTCCACTTCACGGGTTAAGGCGGACACTCCGGCAGGAATAGCCAACCGCGACAGGAAATCGTTGGCGTTCTTTGAGAAGCTGGCCGTCTCGCCGTGGAGGGACTGGGTAACATAGTCCGCGAAGTCAGTTATTAACTGCATGAAAGGCATGTGGGTCACGTTGCGCGCGACCACGGTGGCTAACATTGAGGCCATACTTGCCGCATCGTGGCTTGGCATCCGTGAGTACATATCCCCAAAGTCCGCCGCCGCCGCGACCGTGCCGCGAAACAGTGGTACATTGTTATAGCTGACCCAGTGATTGCCCACCTTGAGTGAGTAAGGCTTATGGTTCAGCAACCAGGTCTTGCGCAGCTCAGGGTCGCCTGGGCCGTTGCCGGTCAATATACCGTGATGGTGCGCGTAGATAGCCAACGCTGTAATCATGCTACCTAATCCTGCTTTTGCGGTCTGGAGGCTGGCGCCACCCGCGTCACCTGCCATCGCACTCCGCACCGCTCCGATGAAGCCGAGCGGAGAATGAGCGATCTCCGCTTTCAACAGATTCAGGGGGGTGCGGTAGAACAACATCGCCAGCCGCCCTAAGGGTATCCCCATCGGGTTGAAAGATTTGATCGCGTCCTGGATATGTTGCCCCGTGATCCCAGGGTCTTGCAGGAAGCTGTTGATGGCCGTCTCGTCAAGGGCCTTCTGATGGAGGTTCTTCGGAATAGTCTTCATCAGGGTGGTGTAGAGCTTGTTGGTATAGTCAAGATGGTCGCCGGCCTTGTTAGGGTCCGTGCCGATCACGCTGTCCGCTTCCTGCGCCGCCTGCTTCCACGCCTGCGCGTGCAGCTCCATCCGGTAGCTGAGCGCTTTCTGAAACTCCCCCAGTGACATAATCAGTCGGCTGGGCGCCGACATGACGCCGGTGTAGTCGAGGGCATGGCCGACGTGCGTTCCTTCCAATGCCTCTGACCCATATACGCCGCGTGCGTCGTTAGCTATCGACCACTCTGGCCGGCCCGACTTGAGCGCCCCCCAGCCGGCTTTTAGCGCATCGGCAAAGCCTTCAGTGATTCCACGCACAGCGGCAATATCCATCCCGCGCGGAAGGTCTTTCGGGGTGATCATACTGCCGATTCGATAGGCCGCGATCTTGGAGGCGTTGCTGGCAAGGTCAGTGATGATCTTCTTGCCTGGCAGGGTGGGTTGGGTGAGTGCCGCGTTCATGGCATACTTCACCACCTTGTCACCCCAGGGTAGGTCTTGACCACCATTGGCGGTGGACTTGATCGCCACCTCTGCCGCCTGCTCCGGCGTCTTCATGCTGGCGATAGTGCGAACGTAGTCTTCCCACGACGACGGGTCTTCTGACATCTTGGCGATCTGATCAGCCAGCGCGACCCGCGCCGCCTTGGCCTCCTGAAGTTTCTGCATGATGTTCAGGGAGCGTCCAGTTTCCGCCTCACCGCCAGCTGCAAATGCGTGCCACTGGCCGAAGGCCAGGGTCTGCGGCTTCAACTCCGTCTCAAGCATCTGGATACGCTTGGCCTGATCCGGCTCGTCCAGGATTCGCTGCGCCGTCTCTTGCAGGAGCTTACCCTTAGAACTGGCGAAGTCCTGAAGCTTGGCAAGCTGCTCCGCATTGAGCGCCGTCCCTGGTGAATCAAGGATACGCGACAGGTAGGCAGGGTCTACGTTCTCAGACGCGGCCAGCGTGGTCAGTTGGGGCCGGACGCCGCGCCGCTGGGTTTCTACGTCCTCACCGAAAATCTTCTTGAGGCCAGCCAGGAAGTCATCGGCGTGCTGCGTGTCGTAGGGCATCGCCTGATGCTCATTGAACTGCTGCTCCGCCTGCTCCCTGGTCAAGGTCTGGCCGTCCGCCGTGGTGAAGGTGCCGTTCTCGCCAGGCTTCAGGCCCTCCACGAAGCGCTGGGCGTCGGGGGAGACTGGGGCAGTAGGCTGTTCCGTCGCTGGGGCTGCTTCAGTGGTTGGTGCGACCGGCGCTGGCTCCCCTTCCACCTCCGGCTTCACCGCGCCCTCTTCGCCGCCACCCATGACGCCAAGACCCAAGCCCGCAACCGTCTCTGCCACCTCTGCGGCGGTTGGACTGCCGGTGATTTTCTCGACCGGCGCTCCTATCACCTTGTCCAGCACCTTCGAGAAGAGTGGCTGCGTGGCGGCTGCAAGAGTGCGGCCCACTAAAGACCCGCCGCCAGTGAGCGCGGCAACCCCCATAGACACCGGATCAAATGCGGTATCCTCTACCTCAGAGCCACCACGTCCCTCGATCTGCGCCTGCTTCTCATCGGCCTGCTGCGGGTTGAGGCTGCGGTCAGGAAACTGCTGCGCCAGCGGATCAGCCGGCTTGAACATGCTGGGGTCAAGCCCGTATTTAGTGGCCTCTTCAGGATGCTGCGACAGGTAGGCCCACCCCTGCTGAGCCTTGGCCCGCAGTTGCACTTGAGTTTCGTAGTTGCTATCTGCTGGTGAGACGGTCGGCTCTGGTGCGGGCGTGGTCTGAATATCGTCAGGCATACTAAGCTCCTGGTTTGACTGCTGCGAGTTTCCTGGTCACGTCGTCAGGAAGGGTGGGGGGCATCGGGGCCACCGTCGCTGCTCCTGCGGCGCTCGCGGGCATGTACTTGGAAAAATCAAATGAGTTGACGAGGGCGCGAACCTTATCTTCCTTGTCCAGCCCGTAGAGTTGAGCATTAAAGGCCGCGCGGGCGTTGCGTTCGGCGGTCGCAATATCCTTCTTGTAGACTGCCGCGTAGCCAGCGGGGAAGGAGGACGACCAGTTACCCAGTCGCGCCTCGAAGTCAGAGCTGGCGTTCTTCTTCGCTATCTCCAGTGGGGTGTGCATGTCGTGGCGCCGCGAGGTCCACGCGACCATGAAGGCCGACTTCTCCGCGCCGCTCATGCCGCTGGCAGTGTCGCCCACGAGCTGCTGGCGCAGATTGTCCATCTTGTCAGTGCTCATGTTGGGGTCTTGCAACATGGTCATATACATTTGATAGGCTTCGGGGTTGCCCTCCTGCGGCGGCTTCCGGCCGGTGGCTAAGCGATAAAACTCCGGTGAGATCAGACTGTGATTATACTTCTCATCCAACCATGCAGATGTGAGAGTGCCATCCTTCATGCGCTGGAGAAGTTCATTCTCGGTGGCACCCTGCTGCTGCTTCATAAACTGCTCAGCGGCGTTGGTCTCCTGATTCAACGCGGCGTGGCCGCGCTGGATTCCGCCCATGCGCTGCTCCGGCGTCAGGGTCGGATAGGCTGTCTCCCAGGCGTCGCCGGTCAAGGTTTTGATCGCGCCCGCTGGATCGTGGACCAACTGATCATCCAGCGCTGCAAGGTCAACGTGGTTGTTGAACTGGGCCTTCTTGGCCTCACCTTCTTGAGGCGTGAGCGCGTGGTTATCGACGGCGTACTGGATATGGTCCATCGCCAGTTGCTTATACAGAGCGGCGTGCTGGAGGCCCTGCGCCGTGCCGGCCGCCTGCGCATAGCCATCGAGGATGGTGTCAGTGTCCGACCGCAGCTTGGTGTCAGCCAGTTTAAGGGCCTGCCCCTGTTGCTCCTTCAGGAAATCGTTCTGCATCAACGCGGCGTTGTGCTGAAGCGTCTTCTGGACATGCAGGCTGTAGCCGCTGAAGCCCTTGATCAACTGCGACGGGTCGGAGAGCTGCTGGGCCTGCTGCATGTAGGTCTGCGGGTCAGTGAACTGAGAAAGCGGTTGCTGGGCAAGCTGCTGGCGCACTGTATTCAGGTGGTTGGTGATCGCGAGCTGGCCCATGTTCAGGTCGTTGCCGTCCTGCATGTAGGACATCTGCTTGGCGACGGCAGAAAATTCCTTGGTGGACTGCTCGACAGTCTGTCCCACAAGCGCTTTAGGCTCTTCAGGTCCAATGCGGGTCGGTCGGACAGTGGCCTCCTGCCCGCCTCCGCCGTTGTCATCAAAGAGAGGTATATTAGCCATTACGCGAAGATTGAGGCGCCCGATAGCCCCGCCGTGCCGAAGTCCATAATCCCATTCATCATGCCGGCCGTTCGTGCCTGACTCGCGCTCCACCGCGCCAGCGACGCCTGATACAGATCGGCACTGCTGCGGATGTCGCCTAGCCAGCGGTCACGCACGTCCTGAGCGTTCGCGCGGTTGATCGTGTCGCGCACAGCCACCATCGGGGAGCCGGCAGAGGTGATACCGGAGCCGCCCGCTGCTGCGATTTGACTTGTCATCGTGCGGACTGCCAGATCCTGAGTATGCTGCACCTGGACGCCGGCGTTATATCTATCGAGCTGCGCCTGCTGGTCGTAGATGGTGGCGCGATTGTCCAGTTCCTGCCCCTCCTGCATACCCTGGGCAATACTGCCTACACCGCCCAGGATTCCACCCAGAATAGGAATGCCGCTCATGGCATTAGACTTGGTGAAAAGAGAAGAGCCACCCGCGCCGCCTGAAAACATCGTACTCATGGTTTGATCCACGCCATCAAGAAGGCGTCCTCTCCGTCTGGGAAATAGTGTTTCAGTTGGGCTTCGAGGCCCGCGTCAAAGAATCGCGCGGCCCAACTCACAGTGTAGTAACGCGCGTACACCTGCACCCGCGAGAGGCCCATTTCCTCGCGCAGGCGCCGGATATACTGCCGAATAGTCTTGGTCATCCAGATCGGACGTGCAGCGGCTTCCGGCCCGACGAAGGCCCAGGCTTCCCCGACGCCCTTCCAGAGCTTCGCAATTCCAGCGGCGCCAATAGGCTTCCCAGCCAACCACGCAGTCAGCGCGGGGCCGCGCCGCTCCAGCTCCATTGCGATAGAAAAACCAGGGTAAGGCTCGCGCGCCTTGATCAGGAGCAAGTCATCCGCCTTGAAAGGCAGAAGTTCGATCATTGATCACCTATGAAGAGCGTGCCGAACATGGCAAGCAGGGTCACAGGCAGTGGTTGTGGCTGCGTAATAGTCACACGTCCTAGTCTATCATATCCGAACTGAAGTACACGCACATCTGTCGAGAGCGGCGCTAGTTCATCCGACATTGTGTCAGAAACTCCGATTGAGGTTGTGCCACCCTGCTCCAATGACGCCGCAGGCGAGCCTGGCAACGTGCCAACCAGGTTGAAGAAGGGCACTGCGGAGCCGTTGACCGTCAGGCCCAGCGTCTCATAGACCCGTATCCAGAGGTCAGACCAGCGCTTGACCAGCCCCTGCACAGTCGGGGCGCCCTTGATCTCGACCCGCCGCGTGGTCAGGGTCGGCTGGAAGGGCAGCCCGTAGCAGGTCAGGGAGGTTAGTGCCACATCAGTGGATATGGTGATCTGGCCGGACGAGTTGGCTGTGCCCGATCCCAGCGGCGCGTCATACGGGAAGTAGGATTTTGACGAGTTCCCAGGCTGACCAGTAGCTACCACGAGGCGCCCGCCAAGCTGCGCTCCTGTGATCGTCGTCGTCAAGGCGCTGGAGCTGAACGAAGAACTGTTAAACTGACTGCAACAGTCCGCCATCCAGCCATCCGCCATCAATTCGACCGTGTAAACCGTGCTGCCGTTGCGCTTGCGCTTCACCGTCGTCCATACAAGGTCAGAGGAATAAGACGGATCGCCATTGCCGACGTAGGCCAGGCTGCCGTCCTTCGCGGAACTGAGCAACAGCGGCGCCGGATTTGGTATCGCTGCGACCGACAGAAAGCTGTCGCCAGTGCCCACCGCGCCGTAGCCGTTGTCTGCATAGCCAGTCCTGTGCTCATGCCAGGCGCATACATCCTGCGTGCGGTCGTAGGTCATGCCCAGCATCCGGCCGTCCTCAGTGACCATCCAGATTATCTTGTGCGGGTTGGGCTGGAAGGCCATCTCCTTAATTCCGGCGTGGGTCAGGTGCTCAGCGTACAAGCCAAGGTCTTTCGAGGCGAAACTGGACTGGTAAATGTTGTAGGCAAACTCATATACCTTGGTGCGGTAGCGCTGCACGTAAATTAAGACCGCATCCACAAGAATTGGAGGCAGGGTCGTGCCGCCTTGGGTCGAGTTCGGCTGCACGTTGATGCTGGTCGGGGTGATGGTGTCTCCATTCTGACCGCCAGCATACGCTATATATTCCGCTGCATCCGTCTCTATAGCAAGTCTTCCCTGCACTGGGGTGCCCGCCAGCCACTGAATAGTGTCCAGTTTGCCCCCTGAGATAGTAAAATCCAATGCATCGCTCGCGTTGGTGCCCTTTGCAAAGTTTTCATAGTCGCCCGTGCGTGAGGCCCAGACGGTTTTCGGGGCATACGGCGTGGCGGCAAGGAAAAGCCGGTCCTGGAAAAATGCGACCGCGCCAGGATAGCCGTGGCTGCCAGTCCAGATCGGATCTTCCATTGTCCATGCCCCAGGTACAGAGGGCGACACGCGGAGACCGCCTGCGCTGCCGGTGAAGGTTTGCTCCGGTACTGACAGGTATTGCGCCGTGACGTTATGTGCATTGTTAAATGCTGTGATTACTGCGATACAACCCGACACGTTGACATAGCGGCCCACGTCAGAGCTACGGAAGCAATCAGTCGTAGCCGGAGCAGTGGAGCCATTATCAGGGTACTTAGCATAGCTCAATATACTAACCGTCTGTCCGACGCCGAAGCCGTTATCAGAGAAGAAGTTGCCACCACTGACGCTGCCTACGCCGGCGAAGGTGTAGTAAGGACCACGCAGAAACCACGAGCCAGCCGCAATCGCAGACGTGCTGGTAAATGAGGTCAGGATATTGCACGTCACTACCGTGGTGCTGATGTAGGCAGTGATTAAGGCGATTTGTGTATCGGAGACGATAAAGCGCCCCACGTCGCCTGGCAGGAAGCAGGCCGACGAGGCAGTGAAGGTCACTCCCGTTCCGGTCTGCGCGGATGGCGTCACAGTGATCGTGCCGCCGCTCACGTCCTGATCGCTGGGGTCAGTCGGCGGGCAGTAGAAGTTAGGCTGCACCAGGCGCCAGTTCCTATCCGCGCTCGATGGCACGGAGCCGGAAGTGCCAAACCGCTCTATTTTGGTTACTGGGTAGAGCGGATGGACCAGGTACATGATGTCGCCCTGCTGGGCGTACTGAACATCCCAGAGGGACATCTGATAGGGGTCAAAGGGTGTTGGGATCTGGAAGGGAATTGGCGCTGAGCCACTGCCAGAGTTGCCGCCTCCACCAGCCGTCACCTGTTGAATTCCGTAGGCAGTGTAGACGAGGGCGTTGGTGGCAAATGTTGTCGTACTTGACCACGAAGGGACGCCGCGATTCGTCCATGTCACCGAGCCGTCTGTGGTGGTGCCGCCGAAGGCGGTATTCCACAGTGGACGGTTGCCATAGCTTGATGCCTGACTGGCAGTAGTTCCTGCGGTCGTAACTTCCTGAATGTTGCCGTTGCTGTCGATACAACAGGTGTGTAATGAAAGAGCCGTGGCTGCGCCGCCGCTGGTGAGCGTGGCATAGGACCGCTGACCGCGATTCGTCCAAGTCAGTGACCCGTCAGAAGTCGTGCCGCCAAGCGTCTGATTCCATGCCGGCACGTTGCCGGTCTGAATCTGGGCGCCGTAGGTAAACGGTGGCTGAGAATTATTTGGTGACTGGGCCGCGTCGTTGTAGGCGTAGTAAAACCGCGCCGCCATCGCCCCCAACTCGATTATATAGGCGACGGACGGGGAGAAGATAAACGGGATCAGGCGCGACGGCCCCATCGCGTCAGCAATGTAAGCCGTCCCAGGACGCCGCTTCAGGCCACCCTGCGGCAGGACGATCAGGTCGCGGATTACTTCAGCGCTGGAGTAGTATTTGTCGAGGTCAGTGCGCCCGATCACACGCGGTGAGATCACCCCGTTGGCCCAACTGGTCATTATCTCACGAGTGCGCTGGGCCATTATTCTGTACCTGTGCCGGAATAGGACGTTGCCGAGACTCCGGTGAGGGGTCCGTAGATCATCTGGAACTGCTTGTCAGCGTTGATCGCGTTGATGGCGTCAGCAGCCGACGCGGCAAAAATCACAGCGGTCCCTGGCTGGCCTTCACGACTGGTAAAACTCACTTGCCAGAAGGAATAGTTAGACCAACCTGAGTCACCGCCTATAGGATCTACCGGCCAGTTCACCAGCTCACCGATCCGTTCGGGGCGCCGATAGTCTGGCGCACGTCAGTAAGGACGTTATTATAGAGATCATCGTTCCACTGTTCCGCACCATCAGCATACCAAGCCTCAGTTAACTTCTCGGTAAATTCCTTCTCAAGGTCGGCCTTGAGTTGCAGCGAAGCGGTGAGCGGCCACGCCAGCTCCATCGCAATCTTCGCGGCGAAAGCATCCACAAACATTGAATCGTAGGTGCTCACGTCAGTGTCGCGCGAGATGTACTCAATCCCACAGGTGTTGGGATTCGACGAATTGGTGATCGGCGGTAGGCCAACACCAGGCTGTGAGCCGACATATAGGTTGGTGCTGATATTCTGCGGCGGGGCGTCAGTGTATAGCTGCGATCCGACGATGCGGAAGTTATAGTTGAACGGAGCCGCGCGGAACACGCGCACGCAGTCTGACGGCAGTTGATATGCGCCGGTGTAAAGAATCTCACTCTGGTAGTGCGGATCGGGTTTGATTGAAAGCTGAAGCGGCGTCGTGGACAGGAGTGCCAGATTCACCCAGACGCGGGCGAAGTTCCACGGATGGGACCGCAGGAGGGCGTCACGCGCTATTGGATATATAGCGTTGCAGGCAAGGCCCTGCGTTGACGTGTCGGAGAGACTTACTATTAGGGAGACACCGAGCTTGGTCAGGGCGGCGTTGCAGATGTCTACTGGTCCCAGGTTAGGATTACTCATTCACACACCTGCCGCCCCCTGAGGTCGAGTCAGGGGGCGCTCGTAAACGCAGGAATTAGTGGTTATCGACGATAAAGCTGCACTCAGTCACGCCGTTCGCGTTCGTGGTATTGGCGTTGACTACCTTGATCGAAATCAAGTCGCCAGCGGCAATCCCCGCCACATGTGTTAGATCCGAACAGAGCGTCGTGCTGCCACTGGTATTCGTGCTGCAAGTCAACGAGGTTGCATTGCCGCCGTCGTACAGGGTGTACGAGACACCAGTGGAGTTGTCCGCCGGCGTCGCATTGCGACACTCAAGGCTGTGCGCCGTGCCGCTGGACGGAGCAATGGTATAGGCCGTGGCTGCCGCGCCCTGCGCGGCGGTCGAGCCAAGGCTACCCGCTTCCAGGTAGGCCGTGGCGCCCTGCGCGTTGCCGGCCGAAGCCGAGATAAACGCCCACGACGAATACGGAGTATAGGCGGACTGGGCGAAGGCGGAACGGCCTCCGGCCAGCAACCCAAGAACTAGAATAGCGCTTAGTATCTTTTTCATGTTTGTTCCTTTAGAAACCAGGTACAACCAGAAGCCAGCCGCTGATCTGCGCCGCAGCCGCGAGGCCCGCGCCGACGACTTTCAACTGCACTGTGACCAACCCCGAACCGTAGTTCGGCGGTACGTTGCCGGTGGTTTGATCGCCCTGCGGGTCCGTGCCGATCTGAATCCCGCCAAGCAGGGTCAGCCGCTGGCTGCCGGCGTTGGCGATATTCTGCGCATTCATAAACTTGGTTGCGTTGTTGTTGGATGCGTTATTGGGGTCAACCACACCCATGTCCAACTGCACGCCGGCGCCGCCCGCCGTCCACACCACCAGCCCGTCATAGAGCTTGTAGGTCGGGGGCGCATACAGGATGTCAATGGTGTCGTTGACGTTGCCCTGGCTCGCACCCTGCGTGAAGTGGAAGTCAACAATCAGCGCCTTGCCAAAGTCGCTGGAGCGCTTCTTGTCAGGGGCGCCGCCCAGTCCACCAGTAAAGGTGCCAATCGCCGCCGCTATTTCCGTTGAGGTATATGCTACTGCCATCTACGTTTCCTTATGTCCTAGTACGTCTGTCCGGCTTACGACTCTGTGCAGTCGAGTTCGACTACTTTCACGTCTTCGATACGGGTCGCGCCCATCGTCATGCGCATATAGATCTGCATTGCGTAGCCCTTGTCGGACCGCTCAGTCATGCGCGTGGTGACATCTTCCGCGATACCCAGACCAAGGCCGTTCGTGGTATAGAACAGGCAGCGCCGGTCCCCGCTCGCAGAGGTTGTCGAACCCACGAACCCAGTCTGGCTGCTGCCCCAGGTTGCCAGGCGGTTCGACATAATGAACTTAAAACCCAGGTAGGAATCGATTGCGCCCTCAGACAAAGCCTTGACCACGTTGTAGTCAGCACTCGTCACCTGAGTGGTTTCCAAGAGGTCGGTGATCTGCTTAGGCGAGACGACTGCGTAACGCGGCTCGTCAGGGTCAACGTCCGCCAAATCAAAAATCTGCTTGACCTTCAAGAGTTTCGGAATCGACATATGCCCACCGTCGTTCGAGGTGTTGTAGCTCGATCCGATAACCTGAGTTGAAACGGGGAATGGAACCGCAGTCGCGCCGTCCTGACCGCTGTAGGCGTTGCCGGTCGCGGCGGCAATGATAATGTCGTCCATCGTGCGGCCAAAAGCATTGGTCGCTGCGATTACATACTGGCTATCAGGGTTGATAAGCAAACGCAGGCGGTCCTGGCTATCAACCAGGTCGGCCCACTCATAGTCCAGCATCGTGAGCTGGCGCCGTGAATGGGGCGTGCTGATCAGCGGTGTGTCGCCGTGACGGGTTGTACGAGCAATCGCCGCCGTTGCGCCGATACGCTCGAAATAGTAGTTCTGGCCTTTAATGTCCGGCTGAACGCGGACAGTCTGACGCAGGCGCGAACCTTTCTGCTGCGCCAAATGTATCACATTATCGCGATACTGTTGAACGAATCCTTGAGTAATCTCGAATGACATGACAACCTCACAAAGTTTGTTTTCTCTGCGGCGGGTTGTCTGCGCGGAGCAGGCCCAAAGCCTAGCCGTATCGTGGCTTATGCGGGGCTAATAACTAAAGGGCCGCGCCCTGCGGTTATCCTACCCCTATTGTATCACAAACGTACCAGGAAGTGTGTACAGAAATGTAGTGTTAAGCGTCTTTTGCGAGGATGCCAAGTGCGCCCAGAAGGGCGAAGATCGCGATCTGGCCGGACTGATGGTCGAGCCATCCCATCCAGCAAGACACGCCGATCATCACCGCCCCAAGACCAAGCGAGGTGGTCTTGGGGTTGTCGAGGGGATTAGTCATCCGCCGTTTCTGATTTACCAGTCGAACGGACGCATTACGACTTGGCCTGCGAAAGCAACTGCGCGACAATCGCCTGGTCAATCGGCAGACCGATCAACTGAAGCTGCTCGACCATCGCCATGATCGCGGCGCGGCTCGTCGGGACCACAACCCAACCGGCCGACTCGCCCATGCTCAACAGGGTCTTGAGCTGCGCATCGGTGAAGGTGATGCTGCCGGTGACGACACTGCCGGTGGGAGGCGCGACGGGCGCCGGAGTGCTCGAACCAAAAAGATTACCGAAAATGCTGGAAATACTCATGCCTGATGCTCCTTGACTGTTGATTAGACCGGCCACTGCCGCCATAGTTGCGGCACCCGCTGCCGCTGCGCCTATCGTTGATGCTGCCATACAATTCCCAGTTTAGCGCGTGCCAGTACGTCTGTCAAGCCTAATCAGGGTACGCCTGATCATAGAGCCGGCTCATTTCCGCGACTGCTTCCTTATGCCCCGCAGCATTGGAGTTGTGGTAAGGATGGCTCTTGTTGTTGCGGATCTCCGCAATCTTTTCCAACGCCGACTTCTGGCTGCTTGACTGACCGCCTTCCGCTGCAAGTCCACTACCCTCTTCGAGCTGTTTGCCCAGCCGCGCGAAGAGCTTGATCACCACTGGATGCTGATGCAGGCCCGACTGCTTGAAATACTCAATTTCTTGAGGGTCAGTGAGAAATTCCTTCGCCGCGCGCTGCGCCAGACTCAGGTTGGTCTGGTACTTGTCGCCCCAGTCGGCCTGGAGCTGTTGCTGCTGCTCCTGCATCTGCCTGGCCTGCATCCCGACGACGCCTTTAAGATCGCCGGCGAACCAGTCCATCAAGCCCTGCGCCTGCTTGGAGTTAAGGCCCAGCTTATGTGCCTGTTGCAGGAAGCTTTTCTCAGTCTGCTCCGGCCACTGGATACCTTCGCCCAGCTCCGGTCGCTTGACTTCGTACTTGTCCGGTGACTCTGGACGCCCCAGCTTATTGTAGAAGGCGTCCCAGTCTTCCGGCTTCGCGTCTTCACCAGGCAGGCGCAAAGCGCCGCCCTGATGCTTCTCCAGTTCGACGTAGGACTTGGCGAGCGATCCTACGTCCTTGAACTTGCCCAGCGACTGATTACTGCGCAGGTCTTCAGGAAGTGAGGCGTGCCAGCTATTCGGCTCCGGCGCCGTCTGTGTCGTCGGAGGCGGAGTCGTCTGCGTCGCTTGTGATTGTTGGTCGAGAATCCCGTCCGGCATAATTCCTCTCTAGTTTGGTTGCTTGTTCGATCAAGGCCAGAATGTCTAAATAAATTGCCCTTCGGCCTTCATTAAACGCTGTGTGATAGGGATCGCCCTTCACATAGGACTGGCGATCACCGTTGTTTAGTCGCAGGTCTTCCAATACCAACTTGCCGTTGGGACTGGTAAACACGTCTTTGTACGCTGCGAGAGTCTTTTTCTGCTCTTTCGTATAGGTCACTGTTGGCCTTGATTCTGTTGTTGCTGCATCTGGTCAGCGATAGACCCCTGCTCCGGCGCACTGTGCATAGCCTTCAACATTGGTGCCGCGTTGCCGGCTGCCGTCGCTGCGGTCAAGGTGGCCTGCTGGTTCTCCTGGGCCTGCTGCGCTTGCTGGCGCTGCTGCCGAATTTCACCAACCCCCTGGTCGTCGCGGACATACTTCTTGGGGATACCAAGCACAATCGCCGTGTGCCGCGTCAAGCCGTCAAGATCCAGCACGTCGGCAATCTCAGGGTGAGTCTGCATCAGCGGCTCCAGCACCTGCTCTAGCTGCTGCACAGCCGCCACGTCACTCGATTGCTGCGAGCGGGCCAATGGTCCCTCATATCTCACGTTCAGGCTCGTCTGTGCCTGCTGCAACTTGGCCGGTATCGGCGGCAACTTGTTGGCCCGCAGGAGGATCTTGAACGTGCGCGCAATCATCGGGTCGAGCAGTTCCGATTCGAGCCGTCCCAGAGTCGGACCGAGAATACGCTGCATTTGCTCGTAGCGTACGTTCACTTCGGTCGCGGTCATCTGCGGAGACTGATTGCTAAGCTGCAACTGATCGCTGTAGAACATCTGCCGGATCGTCTGCTTCAAATCCTGAATCTTCAGGTTGACAGGTTGATAGTCGAAGTTCGGGAAGAGCGGCGCCAGGCTTTCCATATCACGGACGGTCGAGACGCCACCCGCGTTCAGCTTCACCTGACCGATCACGTCACCGCCGCGCGCCTTGACAGGGGGATTCACAACTTTACCCAAGGCGCGTAGTTCCATTTCGACCATCTTGTTGCAGGTCTTGATGTCCGGCAGTGCAGTGTGGCCGCGCCCGCGCCCGTAGGTCTCGCCAGTCTCCTTCGACCAGCGCGGGACCATGAAGGGAAACTCATAATAGCCTTTAACTTCCAGACGGTACTTACTTTTGGATAGCAAGTACACTCCGGCGAACTTGAAACGCTTGTCAGACGCCGGCACGACCGCGTGGATAACCTCTTCCATCATGTCGGGGTCGGATTCGAGGTCTACGTCCTGCGCTTTCTTCGCATTCGGCCACTTCTCCAAGATTGCGCCGCGCGTCATCGGGATTGACCTAAAGACAGTATTAACTCGCCCGTCTGCATCTTCCGCGAGCGCCGCGTCCTGAAGCCGAATCGACTTAAAGATTAGTTGGCCGTTGCGCTCTTTCTTTTCTTCTTCCAGCAAATATCCAGTGCCGAAGGGCACGAGGTTGGAATACATCTCGTGTACTTCCTGGGCGAAGTTTGACTGGTTCAGGGCAAGGTACATACGCTGCGCGCAGGCGTCCAGCCACTCACCAATCTCCTGATCCTCGTTCAACTCCTCGTCGTCAAGTTGCAGGGAGAACCAGCGGATATACGACGAGGTAAGTGTGCCGTGAATCGCCGCCGCCAGCAGTTCCGCCGCGAAGATCGCCGTGCTGTCAAACAGTTTCTCTGTCCGGCGCTGGCCTGGTGACTTGCGCACGATCACGTCGTTGCGCTGCGGCAATACATAGTCGGAAATCTCCTGCCACGTCGGTTCCCACAGGCGCCGCGTCTCCAGCAGCTTGCGGAAGCGGTTCAGCAGTTTCTCCGGCTGGAGCGCTTCGTCCCGCTCCAGTTTATTTAAGGAGGCTGCCAAGACTATACGGGCTCGTAGGTCGCGGCGAAGATGTCCGGCTTGCAGGGATAAAATTCGCCCTTGACACCGCGAATGATCCAATCCTTGACCTCGGCCCTCATTTCGCCCTCAAGAGTGCGGATGAAAATGTCGGTCCCATTATGCCACCCGACACAGGTTGGGCTGCCCTGGTTCATCCAATTAACGAGTGCGTCCATGTTCGGACTGCCTGCTTCGTTGTTGGTCTCGAATTGTCGAGCCTCGATGACTATTGGTCTCTTGCGATATTTTGCCATTAGCGCTTATCATCCGAACGGTAGCGGTTGTGTGTCAGATTCGGGCCGTCGCCGCCACTATGACTCGTGGTAGAAATGTCGGCGTCCGGTCGCGTGGCTCCGACCCGCATATTCGCCGCGGCGCCGTTCGCATTGCCGACATAGGCGCGAGGGTCAATCTTTGAGCGCTGTCCACGGCTCTCGCCAGGTGCTCCGCGTCCACTATCACGATGCTGTCCGTCGTCCATAAATACTCCTTAGACGTACTGTACGTCTGGGGGATAAATTTCGTAATACGAAGCGCCTGCCGCGACCGCGAGGGCCAACGACTCATTGATTCCAGGCGAACCGAGTACGGTTGAAGACTGATAACCAAACGGCGCGGGCGGTGAGAAAGGCATCACCCAGTCACTATTCGCGCCCTCGTTGGAGTTGATGACATTGGGTAGTGCGGCGAAGTAGCCACGCAGGTACGAGGTCAGGGTGGCTCCGTTAGGATCAAACGAAAATCCGGCGTTGCCAGGCAGCCACGCCATCTGGACAAGCTGAGTGGGGAAAGCACCCCTGAGGGCAGTGAGGTTTGACATGAATGCGGTCTTGACGTTGTTCTGCGAGTAGCCAACCGCTTTCCAGGTCGCCAGTGAAATATCCGACTGGTCGAGATAGACTTCGTTGGTCTGCGTCGCGACGGCGTTCATGCACACGCGAACCAGGTTCTTGACGCCTGCGTACTTGGCTCCGAGCGCTGTTACCAAGGACTTGACGTTGCTCAGGTAGGTGGGATCCCACGGCACTGCATACGTTTCGGGGAGGCCACGGAACGAGCCTGCGACTTTCGAGCCGCCGTACCATGACGGCAGTGCAGGGCCATTCAGGCCCACTATCAAGGCGAGATTGCCGGCGCCGACTGCCGCGATCCCTGCGTCAATAGCCGTAGTGACGAGCGGGCCACCGGCAGTGGGCTGGATCACGCTCCACGAGGCCCTGATGGTGAGGTTGGGGACCGCTGCGGTCAACCCGAAGCTATTGCTTCCGATTCCGGATTGGTTCTCTCGTCCGAGGTAGTAGTTGTCCATGTTGGCTCCTAGTGGCGGGGCACCATCATGCCCTCAAAGGTTGACTCGAAGTTGCTAATCCAGGTTGAGTTCACGTCGCCGTCCTTGTCAGTCCACGGCTGTTCGCCGTTGCAGAGATTGTCATGGGCGTTGCTTACGGACTGCGGAATGCACTGAAAATCACTGACCAGACCCGCTGAGAGCTGACCGCCCTGTAGTACTCTGGACCAGTAGAACTGCCCCAAGCTTGATGTAATTATTCCGCAGAGGGTCGTCCCTATAGCGGTTTGTGGGTAGTAGACCTTGCCGATGTTGCCGGACAGGTCGTTAGCCAGAAATGCTGCCGCGTCCGGTGGGGAAAATGCCGCCGTGGCGCTGGTTCCTACGCCGCTCGCACAGGTGGAGGCATCCGAGACGGCATTGAAGTAGGATTGGGCAATCGAGCCGGACACGGAAATTTGTGTGGTAACACCTGAGCAAGTGGAGATGTCAGACGGGGACGACGGGACCGACCCGCCGCAGTTGACATAGCCTGGTGACGCGCCACAGCCCATCGCGTTCTTGGCTGCGGTGTTATCGAAGCAGCCTTCATAGATCCCTGCGAACGGCGGCCCTGTGATCGCGTAGACCGCATCCACATAGGTGTCCGCGCCGTAGAACATCAAAGGCAGAGTGACGAGTGCAGACCCTTCAGAGAAGCCTACCAATCCGAACGGAAGGCCGGTGTTGCCATTGTGATAGGTGTCATAGGCGTACCGGATGACCGTGGACGGGCGGCAGGATGCTGTGATGAGGTTGCCTACATAGTCAAATGGGGGCGACTGGCTACCCTGCGATGAGGTCTGTAAGGGATTGCCTGACACTGGAGGTCCAGGGCCAACGCTGTTAGGCCAATCGATCTGGACTGTCTGGTAGCCGGCATTGAAGAAATCCGTCGCGAAGGTCTGACCAGTGCCAGTCACGCCAAACATGGTGTTGTTAGGCGCGCCGCCGATCAGAACGATTGTGCCCTTACCACCGTTGGTCTGCGTCGCGACTGCGTAGTCAACTACTTCATTATCCGTGTTAGGGCAGACGACCGTGCCCTGATAGCAGGTGGCGCCTGACACCACGCCGCCTGGGCAGGTGGTGGTCGATACGCTGGTCATCGAGCCAAGCGGGTACGTGGTGAGCCGGCCATTAAGATATGGGATCGGAGTAGACGAGCCAGTGGGGGTCGCAGTTGGCGTCGCAGTTGGCGTCGCAGTTGGCGTCGCAGTTGGCGTCGCAGTTGGCGTCGCAGTTGGCGTCGCAGTTGGCGTCGCAGTGGGTGTGGGAGTTGCGCTGGACAACAAGGCTATCGCCGTGCCACCGCCGACTGTCGCTGTCGAGCTGGCAGTGACTGAAGTTGCACTTGACGAGGTGCTGGAAAGGGTCTGATTGATTAGGTCAGACGCCGGCGTTGCGATTGTGGTTCCAATGCTTGACCCCTGATTGGGCGAGCCTAGTGACGTTTCAGAGGCGCCCCAGAATAGCGTCGTCACCAGCATGTCATTCGAGCCACTGAGGCCAGAGAGCGCCGGCGCTGATTGCGTCGTGCTCGACCCGTTGTGCTGGCCGCTACCTAGATCAAGACCACGCGACCCGCTGTAGCAGGAGATAATTGACTTGCCGGAGCCGGAGCTGCCGCCAGGCGTTCCGACCGTCAAGACTTTCCCTGCGTCGGCTGAGTTGGTGATCGGGCCGATGATATAGCTGATAATCGACGGCACACTTGCATGTACATCTGTGCCGGAGATGGCGCTAAAAGAGGCCGATCCGGTATAGCTTGCACTGCCCCAGGTGCCGGTCACGGTCGCGACAAAACTGACTAGACAGTAATCATTATTGAGTGATCCAGACGGTACTGTCGCAGTCAGTGAGGTTACACCGCTCTGGGTCGTGCCCATCGTAAAGGTGTCAATCGCTACCTGACCAAAGGCTAGGGTCGGAATGAAGAACAGTGCTATGACAAGCAGCAGGAGTTTCCTCACTGCATCTGCTCCTGGCCGGTCAAGGAAATCGAAAAGTTGGCTTCCGAGTGCAGCGTCCCTGGGGCCACGATCTCAATCGCGCCACCCGCGACACAGGCCGTGCAAGTGCCACTCGCGCAAGCGTTCGCGCCGGTCAGTGTGGGTGCAGTCGAATTGGACGTGGGTAGTACAATCGTGCCGAGTGGGGCCATCGTGGTGCCGCTGGTGCCTGTTCCCTCGACTGTGTATGTGTCGGCAGTTCCTGGTGACGTGCCCGCAAAGGTGGAGGCACTGACATTCAGTGGGAACGTGCCAGGGCCGCCGCCAGTGAAGTTCTTCGGTAGGTCAATCTCGTGGGTGCAGGCATACATGCCGATAATCGCGTTGGCGCTGGGGGTGCCTGCTGAATAAAAGTCGTAGGTCCAGGGCTTTGCGGTGTAGACGTTCAGGCTGGTCGTACAGGAAGTGCTATTGCTGCTTGTGCAATAGACCGCGACGCCGGCTGCGTTGGTTGCAGGGGTGGAAATCGGAGTGGGTAGCGCTCCACCAGAACCCCCGCCGTTGACGGGGCCGAGAGCCAGCGCTGGACTGGCAAACAGACCCAGCAACGTTACAAACGTAAGGATGCGCTTCATTAGCGAATCAGTTCTTCCCAGGTATCAACGTTGCCAGCAGTCCCGCTGATCGAAATGCAGTCTATTTCCACTTTCGCCTCGTCGTTGCGGATAGCGTTCGGGCCTGCCGTGTAGACGCTGTTGAAAAGCTGGGTTTCCGGCACGAACACACCAGCCGGGATGTAGAAGCCGACTGAGGAAGTGGGAGTGATAGACGGGGC